TTTTTTTTTTTTTTTTTTTTTTTTTATCATCGCTTGTAAATGTTATTTCAGAACTTACAGACATATTATCAGGTTCGCAATTATCAATAAGTACATTATCAACATCACCTTTTGCTTCATCAGCGTAACCTGCATCTCCAGCGACACCAGAACTTATATTTTCGACAATCTTATCATCATTATGATCATCATCATTATTAATAAATGATATAACATCTACATCAGAAATAGCAACCTCTGCATTATGTTTATCATCGGCAACATCTATATTATCAGATGCGTGTATTGAGATATACTGAACCATATCTTCATTAACAGAGAGATTGTTAGAATTATTTTTTCCATTTTGGGGAAATTCGATATTTGGAGCAAAGCATTCAAATTGTTTACACGCATTTATGGCAGGACAATCTTTAAATATTTCATTCATTATACATTCCGATGCTTCAATATTTTTTGCAATATTATCTTCGCGAAAATCCTTTTTAATTATATTAACTCGCTTTTCAAGTATAAAAAAGTTTCCTTCTAATATTATTAATTTCCTCCATAGAAACATAACAAGAGATACAATAACAATCAATATTAATAAATTAATATATGTTTGATCAAATAAAAAACTATACATTATTTATTAAAATCACTACATATTTTGTTTTTCATTTTAATCGCATTATCAATAATTATTGAGGGAAACTCCTTAATATCAAGTAATTCTATTGCAATACATAGATATGAATATCCTTTCTTTATCTTGTATGGGAATATATACCTATTATTATGCGAAATGGCATCTACGGACAAATTGATAAACTTATCTGGGTATAATTCTTCCAACTTTACTAATTTGTGAAAATGCGTCGTTATTATTAAGTTAATACCTTCCAATTTGCTTAAATATTCAATTACAGCATAAGCAGTCGCCATCCCTTCTGTTGGCGGTGTTGAATGCATCGGTTCATCCATTAAAAATAAGCCTCTCTTATTTTGTCCGCTTATTTCAACGGCTCTGTTAATCATATTTAAACAATATTCGGCTTCTGCCTCAAAATACGAGCGTGTTCCCAATATATCGGAAACCCTCATAAACGAGTTAATAGTATCATATAATATTAACTTCGATCGCAAGCTATATGTTATGCCTATGGTTTGTCCTAATATAACATTTGCCAATATAGTTTTCACATAGGTGGTTTTTCCACCGGCGTTAGGACCAGTAACTATAATGTTTTTATTTAGATTTACAGGATTTGATATTTGGTCATCTTTTAATATAGGGTTCTTTGCGTCCCAAAACAAGGTTTCATTAGAATATGCAACTTTGGACCACGTACCTGACAATAATAATTTATTTATGCTGTCTATAACATCTACCGCGTAGATTGTTTTAAGTAGCGAAGAAATGTCTCTTTTTATGTTTTCATCTTTCCATATCCTGTATATATCGGTCATCGAATTATTTATATTAATTTGTTGATATGTTTCATTAATTTTGAAATACGGAGATATAATATTACTTGGTAGATTTTTCATAATATTTTGCGAATGCCTAACGAAATGTACTAACCCCTGCATCTTTGCATGTAATTTATATTTTGTATTATGCAAGAACAATGCAATCTCGTAAGTTTGATACATGTTATAGAGATATATTCCAATATATAAAAACAGTGATACAAACTTTGTTATGTCAGTCCGTAAGTTCCCAGTTGTTTTAAATGCAAACTTTAATATATTATAAAATATATCTATATACGATATTATAGTTATATTCATTTTTAAATAATTTTTAAGGTACACATAGGGGGCAATAAAGGTACTCAAAGGATATAATATAGATGTCATAGGGATAAAATAAATTTTATATAAATGATATAAATCTAAAATTTGCTCAATATAATTTATATAATTTATTATAAAGGTTGATGGGAATAATATTTCTATCGATGAATTATTATTTATTTCTTCTGCAATTTTATAAATCCACAATATATCATTCTCGTATTCTTTGAGGATCTCTATATCTATGTCATAATTTATTATTGTGTTTTGTCGCAGTTGTAGTATCTCCTTATCATTTATAGGATGCTTAATTAGTTTATCTATTAATATTTGGCTTCCTTCTAATATAGGTAGTTTTGAAATCCATTTATCTATGCAAGTATCTTTGTAAACATCGTCAGAAATATCTATTTTTTCGCCCATTATTATATCATCAGTTATAATCTTGTTCAGAATTAATTGTTTTTTTGATGCATCAAACTCAAATAACTCTTCAAACTCCTTTATAATTTCATCGTCCATATCTAATAATTTTAATATTTATTTAATTATTACATATTATAAAAAATTGATATAAAAACTCGCATCTATATATCTATAACAATGTCTCAATGCGAATGTATATCCATCTATAACAATGGGGTTATTCACATTATAAATCGAGAACCATATGAAACAAATATGGATGTATATAAACGAGGCTGGTTTATTATTAAAAACCAGCATCATGAAAAGGACAAATGCAAATTGCAATCTATATCGCTTATAGATAATTATAAAAATAAGGGCATGGAATATGATATATAGGTGTTTACTTTTGTTTTGATTTTGACCTTGAAACTTTCTTCTGTTCGCCTGGTTTTTTATTTTTTTGACTTATTGCTAGTTTAATTGTCGCCAATAATAATGCGGATATTAATGGAGACATATCAAATCCGCCAACAGTTGCTTTTTTAGGTTTAGGTTTTATTAATCTTGTCTTTAATTGTTTAGATTCTTGACTTGCATTAACCATATTATTCTATTATTATTATTATAATTTAATTTATTATATTTCTTATAATAGATATTTAAATACTATATATACAGCAATAATTGTTGTGATAAAATTCAAAAACATCAACAAGATTACAAATGGTATTAAATAATACAATATATATATAAGGATTGGTTTTACAATTTCATAACGTATATTAGATTTAAGTAGCTCATCTTTTATAAAATCGATGAATATGTTGATTAAACTATTATCATTTTCGCTGTCTATGGCTTTTTCATGTGCTTGCGGTTTGCATTCTTTTTGCGCATCTTCAACATTTTTATTATTCATTATATAATTTAATAGAATAAAAGATAAATAGCAAAATCTTGTGTTTGCTTTTGAGACTTTTATATGCGTCAATCAAATATCATTAATAAGATTCCGTTAAAAATAGATAAATAATGCCTATTCTTAAAAAACCTGAAAAAAAGGATGATAGGTTCATTGCCAAATCAAAAGAACCTGTGAAAATAATATTTTCAGATATAAAATTAAAATCAATTAGACGCTTGATTGATAATAAGGGATATAATATTGCAATTTATATACCAGAAAATATTAATAATGAAGGAATATCAAATATTAGTAAGTTAGATGATGATGTTATAGCGGAAATTATTAATTATTCCCCTATTTGGTTTAGTAAAACTTTTACAAAAGACGATTTAGTTGAATTGTACAATAAAAGTTATTGTGTGCAAACTAAAACGATGCCAGTTATATTTACAAATACAAATTATCCGAAAATAATATATAACAATAAAAATATCGATACAGTTGATACAGTTATTAATATATTAAGAGAAAATAATCATTATAAGAAGTGTATAATAAATATCGAAATAGAATATCATGGAATTTCCTTTTATAACGATAATACTAAAAATAAATGGGTGGTTAGTTCCATCGATATAACGGACATAACAAATGATAATAATGATAATAATAATTGGATAAACAAGGATGATATCGTAGATAAATTAAATGATGATATTAGTTTGATTAATAATAGAATGAATAAAAAAATAATTGAATTGCAAAAATATATTAATGAGTTGGAAGAAAATAAGTTAAATATAAATAAAATGTTTATAACACTAAAAACGTGCCCTTTCAATAATATACAGGAACCATTAAACAAAATCAATCAATTAATAATTTACCAAGAAAGCAAAATTAATAATATATAAAAAACTTTTAAATATAATCTATTGTAAATAATAGATAGATATATAATAAGAAATATAATATGGGTTCTAATAAAAACGTTGTTATATCATTTTCTATTGCAATATTGCTATTACTTTCATTATTATTATTATTAACATATAATTCTAAATGTTCAAGTAATAAATCGCAAATGAATTATATGGATACTTCTCGTCTTCCGACCGGAATTTCGAATGATACTGAAAAATATTATAATTTAGAGACTTTTGCTTCCCCTGCTGATAATTACCCCGCAAATCCGGAATTAGCTTCAAAAGGAATAGGTAATTATTCCCCTTCTAACCCTGAATTTAACACCTCGCAAATGTTAGATACGCAACAACCGGATAATTATGACACCAATAGTCAATTCTCAACAACCGGTTCAATGGGTGGCGTAGGCAAAGATCCATCTCAATCAGGGATGCAATCCTGTTTTCCGCGCGATAGATTAACTGCAAGTGATCTACTACCAAAAGACGCGGCTGATAGTAAGTGGGCGCGCATAAATCCGTCTGGTGCCGGTGATATTCATGATCAAAATTATTTAACTGCTGGATATCATGTAGGTATTAATACTATTGGACAATCATTAAGAAATGCAAATCTTCAATTACGTTCTGAAGAACCTAACCCGCAAAAAGCTGTAGGTCCTTGGATGATTAGTACTATCGAACCCGACTTTCGCCAAAATACACTTGAAATTGGAAGCTCTCCTGGATATTAATATATATATTATTAATTATTTTTATACATTTATAAATATTATAATAATTATTCACTTAAAGAATATAATATTTCTAAAATTAAATATGAGTGATTTCGGACAAACCCTTCTATTATCATCATTAAGCGATTTTTATTATAAAAATCCAAAATATAAATTAATATTAAAGGAAATCATTGAAGGGAAACATAAATTATCATTGAGAATAATTGAATGGCTTGTAACGCATTTTGCAAAGTCAAATAATATTTATTATTGGATTGATGAAGAAAAAAATCTATATAATATATTACCCGATGATATTAAAGGTAATGTCAAGAAGATAAATCTATACCAGGATTATCGGGCGCAACTAAAATCATATAGTAAATTTAATTTTGATTCCTTCCGCAGACATCATCGCATCACATTTTTTATCAATATTGAGAAAAAGGAATACATTGAAACAACAATTGGGCAATTAAACTTTTTTCGATGGATTTTCAATAATAGCATCATAGATTATGCCATTAATAATTATGACCTAATTTATAAGAAGATGATAGATAATAATACATGCAAGATTAAAAACAAAACCAATGTATTGCATAATCATGACATCATTAGAATGAAGTGTTTATTAAGATTTGATTAAAATATATTGCACAACAATTATATTTTAGGTTTATATAAGATTTATATAAGATTAATAATATAATATATATATATTTAAAATGTCCATTAAATTATCTAATTTATTTTCAAAATCCATGGATGTTGGTGATGATACAATTGCGGATAATAAGAAAACAGAAACTACTATTGTAGAAAATAAAACGGACGATGATTGGTGGGTTCCTTCAAAAGATACGAAGAAAAGGGTAATGTTATGCGGAACATATCCTATTGGAGCAAGTAATGGATATTCGAAGGTCGTATATTACATTTCAAAATATCTCGGTAAATACGATACAATTGATTTAACAATTTATGGTTTTCAAAATATAAAATGTGTTGATAGTTTTGCGATAAGGACTGATATACCTCCGAATGTCAAAATACACGACGCGATGGAAACAGAGAACCCTCGGCGTAATGGATTTGGAGAATTAGAGATAAGCAAATATATTAAAAATAATCCTCAAGATATCATTATAATATTTAATGATAATGTTGTAACATCAGCATTAGTAAGCAATATAATGAATGATTGTGGTAAGCATAAAAATAAATTCAAACTAATATCTTATATGGACCAAGTATATCCTTATCAAAAGAAGGATTATATTAGTTTATTAAATAAATATTTTGATGGTATTATTGCATTTACGCCATATTGGATGGATATTGCAAAAAAATTAGGAATTAGAGAGGATATGCCAATGTATAGTTTCCCTCATGGATTTGATCATCATGTATACTATCCTATACCAACAAATATCGCAAGAACATATTTTAACTATGATGACAACGCTTTTATTGTTATAAATCTTAATAGAAATCAACCTCGTAAATGTTGGGACCATACAATTATTGCGTGGGTAGAGTTCGTAGAAAGACATTATTTGGTAAATGTGCAAAATAAAAGAAGTAATATAACAACAAATAAGCATACCCAGCGACCCGTAAAATTAATTATAGGTACAAGCATAGATGCTTATTGGGATTTAATGGATGTTTTAGAAAATGAAGTTAAATTTAGAAATGTTCCTTTGGAATATGTAAAAAATACTATAATAGAAGTTGCAAACCCGCAACAATTAACAGATTCTGAAATTAATATTCTTTATAATTGTTGCGATGTCGGTTGTAATAACTGCAATGGTGGTGGTTTCGAATTAACTGTATTTGAATGTTTGGCTTTGGGGAAACCACAAGTATCATCTTTTGTTGGAGGTATTCGCGAATATTTAACGGATAATAATTCTACACCAATTCGGTCAACTATCTATCAATATTTAGATAATAAAGGAACCGGTATAGGAGGTAAAGCTGAAATTACTGACCCTCATGATTTTGCGGAAGCATTCTGGAAATATTTTAGTAATCCTGAATTAGCAAATAAACATGGGGAAAAAGGTCGTCGTAATATATTGAAACATTATCGTTGGGAATCTCTTGTAGATTATTTTTATAATAATGTTTTAAATAAATTGTAGAAAAATAATTATATGGTTTTATGCATTAGATAATATATTTGCTCAATTTATTATTTTTATATATCTTAAACATGGGATGGGACATAGTTTTAGGTAATCTGTTACATGTTATTGCTTTATATAAGGATATTTAGTAAAAATTGATATATATTTTATTATATAAAATAATAATAATAAGTATTCATAATGGAACTCGCAAATAAATCTCGAAAAGAGCTTCTTACTAAATGCGAGGAATATGGAATTACTAATTATAAATCAAAAAACAAGAGTGAATTGATTGATTTATTAAATGGTACGGTAGGTGAGGTAAATATTAGAAAATCATTAAAGCCGTTAATTAAATGGAGTGGTGGAAAGGTTGATGAAATCAAGATGTTCGAAAAATATTTCCCAGAGAATTATAATATATATATTGAACCATTTATAGGTGGTGGCGCAGTATATTTTAATTTAAACCCAGAAAAAGCGGTAATCAGTGATGTCCATTCAGAATTAATTGACTTATATAAATGCATTAGTGAAGGAAAAGCAAAAGAAATCTATGAGTTTATGGAAACCTCACCAAATGACGAAGCAACCTATTATAATATAAGGGATAATATGGTAATGAATGATGCGCTTGACATCGCAAAGCGATTTTATTATCAGAGAAAAACATGCTTTCGTGGTATGTTAAGATATAACAAGGATAAGAAATTTAATATCCCTTTTGGTCGATATAAAACTATTAATTATACTGAAATACTTAACGAAGATTATAAAACATTATTAAATAGAACTGAAATATATAATGAGAAGTTTGAAGTTATATTTGAAAAATATAATGACGAAACAAATTTTATGTTTTTAGACCCCCCGTATGATAGCGAGTTTACTGATTACGGGTATTGTCAATTTGGCAAAGAAGAGCAACTTAAATTGGCATCACTATTCAAAACAACAAAAATAAAATGCCTAATGATAATTGGTAAGACTAAATATATTGAAGAGCTATATAATGGCTATATTGTAGCTGAATATGATAAAAAATATAAATTCAAATTATATAATAATCGCATTGGCGATGAAATAAATACAAAGCATTTAATAATTAAAAATTATTAAGCTTAATACATATTATAACCTATACGGTAAGTGCATTTATTTTTGCGCCTATCATTCTGAAGTACGAATAATAGTCCTCTTCATTCCAAGTTGCGCCTACTATTGCAATGAATTCACTCATATGTTCTATTTTTAAACCTGCTTTTTCAAAATTTTTAATATTTGAAAGTCCTGCAGTTAATATCTGTCTATCATATACGCTCCAGTTTAGAATAGCGCAATTTACATGATAATCTTCATACTTATTTGCAAGGAAAGCTGTAATATCATTGCATTTGGCAATAGTTGCTGGTATTTTTTCAGTATCCAACTCAATATTTCCTTTCAATTCGCGATAATATATTATTTTTCTATTTTTATCTATAAATATCAAGTCTACGTCCTTGCGTTTATTATTTATCATTTGGATACCGCAATCAAGCAATTCAAAACTATTATTGCTTTTGATTAGCTCCTTTGCTATGAACTCGCCTAAACGCCCAAGCTTTATATATATGGATTGTTCACTTGGCTTCTCTCCATATAGCAAATACGATATAGAGCCTGGCTTTGTATACGTCAATTCTTTCTGTAATTTATTTTCAATCCATTCAATTCCTTTGACTTTGACTTTGAGTTCGCTGATGCGCATATCTTGCGTGTCGCTCATACTTTCGATGTTTTATTCTTTCGATAGGCTTTCTTTTAAGAGCAAATAATATAAAAATTTGTGTATCAATTTTTAGATTATATCATAAAAAATAGAACAAGTTTATGCAAACAATGGTGATATCATAAGAGAAATATACTCCTTTTTAATTTTGTAAAAATTATATTTACAAGATTATAATCTAATAAATAGGCGGAAAAAATAGCAATTAAATAATTGGGTTAATATTATTAAACTTGGTAATATTGTGTAGTAGGAGGTAGATATTGTGGGTAATATTGAGGGACACGAGGTTGGTATTGAGGAGTTTGCGGGTAATATTGAGGAGCTCGATGTTGGTATTGAGGAGCATCTGGTAGAGTTTGATGAGTTAGAGGTTGATATTGAGGAGTTTGAGGTTGGTATTGAGGAGTTTGAGGTTGGTATTGAGGAGCATCTGGTAGAGTTTGATGAGTTAGAGGTTGGTATTGAGGAGCGTCGGGTACATATTGCGGTGTTTGGTAATAGATAGGATATTGGTAATAGTGAGGAGTTTGGTAATAGATAGGATATTGGTAATAGTGAGGGGCATGGTAATTGTTAATATCATAATATGGCGGGTAATAATATGTTGCTTGCGATACATAATTATTATCTTCAGAGTTGTCGTCAATCTTTGCACTAACAACAACTGGGGCTTCTTCTTTATTCATTTTATAAATATATATAGTGTCATCTATTTATATAATTTTTTGCAAATAATATATCTCTAATATGCGAAAAATTATATTATAAATAACACTGGTTTTTTTTAACTAATTCATCGGGTTTTGGAGTAAAATTGTTATTACTAATATCAATATCTTCTGGGATAGTTTCTTCTAATAATTTTTTATACATTATATTTTCTACTTCACTATTCATATAATTATCGCTTACATTGAAAGTATTTTCGCTACTACCTCTTGTATCACTTTGGATCATCCCATATTTTAACGGAATAAATTGATTAAAGTCTATTGTATTTAATTTATCATATGATGTATATGGATAAATAACTATATTATCTTCTGAAACAACACCAATAACCTTTGCAAGAATGATATTTACATTTATACCATTTGTAATTGCAACAAACTTTATATGCTTCCCTTGAAACTTCCCTGCTCTATATAATATCATATCAATGTCAAACATATAATACGAAGTGTTAGTTTTATGTTTTCTATATCTCAACATAATATCATGAACAATCTGTATTTTTTTCTTCTTATCTTCCCCCGGAAGATCCATAATACTCCCATTTAATCTTTTGATTGCGAATGCATATATATTGTCATAATATGCTTTCAATTTATTCTTTTCATTGGTTTCACTTAATTTTTTAGGGTTCTGCCAATTATTCCACTCACTCCCTTCAACCGCAATAATTAGTTCCTCGCAATTACTTTTAAAAACTTCTTTTAATTTGTTATTATATGTTGCGTTGTCAAACTCATAATAATATACATTCACCGCTTCCTTTTTAATATTTACATCATACGGAATGCTTGAATTAATAGTATGTCTATTCCATGGATACTCCCCAGTATTCTCATACATTAGACGAATATTGTATGGTTTATATTTAAATTGATTATCATAATCAATAGTATCCGTATTTTGATTGAACTTTTCAATATTTTCTATTGATAAATATTGATAAATTATAATAGAAAATATTGCAACTATTAATAGTATCGATACAATTTTGATTAATATAATTAGAATGTTAATTTTCATTATTTTCAAAGCTTCTATAATCTAATAAGGAAATTATTGTATTTAAATTATTTTTTTTCCTATCTTCAAAATCATTTTCAAAAACATAATCTGGTTTTTTAGAATTTCCCCCATTGTCATCGTATTCGCAATTATAACATAATGGTTTATTTAAATTAGTATCTGTATATTTCGTAAATCCCAATCGTTTAACACCTACCGGAAATTCACAAAATCCCCCATTTATGCATCCGCCTCTATTATTTACATAATTGCTATTTGATTTGTAATAAGGACATTCGATGTCTGCTTCACATCGTTTATCCCATAAACTATAATATTGTTTAGGAGTACCGTCAATATTATAATATGAGTCGCATTCAAACTTACTCGTAATCTCGCCATTTCCATAACAACCGTAAAAACCACCTTTATCACTTTTATCGTATCCTTCTTTAACTGCTTCAAGGTAATCTGCTGGCATTTCTAAACGTGTTATAAAGTTTTCTACTGAACTTATTATATCATAACGCATTATAGGAAATAGACTATTTTCAGAACTTAAATATATGTCATCTGTATTAATGTTTTCTCCAAGTTTGCCGTCATTTTCTATTTCTTTGCTTTTGCTATAATAATATTTAATGGTATTATAATTTTCTTGAATGAACGGGTAATATGCTTTTATTCTATTAATATCTACATCTTTTAAACCATTTATATAATATTTTAGGTTGCATACAAAGTTCATATATTCGCTGTTCAATACCATATATGTGAATAAATAATCAAATCTTTTATTCGTTGTATTTAAATCCTCCGGTTTAATTTTTTTCAAATATATCCTGTCAATATCCAAATTATATCCCTTAATTAACGCTTGTATGAATAAATAATCGCTCATATATATGTATCCTACAACTTTCTCATGAAGGTCCCAAACGCAATCATCTTTGCGAATTACATTATTACTTATGCATACGAATATGCCCTCTTTATATTTGCTATTTTCTGCATTATTATTTAAAATGTAATAATTTATATAAGGGTCTATTAATAATTGTATAATTGCATTTTCTGGTAGCGCATCAATCCCTAATGTTTTTTTATCTATAATATTAGTTTTTTTAATATTATCAATTATAGTTGCGTGATTTTTACTACTAATAACAAAATAATCTTCGGATATATTTTTACCGCTCATCTGTATATTTAGAAGGTTGTCTGTTATTATTATTGGAATATTTGCAAAACCCTCCTTTTTCATATGCGTTGTTATTAGATAATTAATAATTAATGAACCTATTATAATTAATACAAGTATCAAAGATATATATAGTAATTTCATTTTTTTCTTTCCTTATTAAAATAATAGATAAAGAATGCTTTCAAGAAAAATTATAACTCTATTAATATATATACTATTTATCACGTTGTTATTTGCAATACAACCAAGCCTATTTTTTGATAATGATGGAAATATAAAATGTATCGGAGATAATACAAGTGATAATCAAAACACCATTTTACCGCTAATCTTATTTATTCCATTTATCATAATATTATCATATTTATTAATATTAATAATAGAACTTATATATACATAAAATTATTAATATTAATTATCTATAATGTCGGAACCTAAACCGCCAAAGGAACCTAAACCGCCAAAGGAACCTAAACCGCCAAAGGAACCTAAACCGCCAAAGGAACCTAAAGCACCAAAGGAACCTAAAGCACCAAAGGAACCTAAAGCACCGAAGGAACCTAAACCGCCAAAGGAACCTAAACCGCCAAAGGAACCTAAACCGCCTAAAGCACCTAAACCGCCTAAAGCACCTAAACCGCCTAAAGCACCTAAAGAGCCCCAAATATTACAAGAAATAGATGAAGATATTCTGCCTATAAATAATGAATTAACGAATAAAGATACGATATTTATAAATACTCTATGCGGAAATCATAATATATATAGAGATATATTGATATGGTTAAGGGGATTTAATTATGATTTAAAAATATCAACTGAAAGTTGCATAATTGTTGTAGGTCCTACAAGTATCGGTAAATCTTACTCTATAAATAGTATTTGCAAATATTTAGATTATGAGATAATATTAATAGATAATAATAATTGCTATAATTCTCAATATTTAAAAGATATTATATATAAATCTACATCTTCGTCGTTCATCCAAATACTAACTAATAATTTTAAAAAAAAGGTAATAATTATAGATAATTTTGATTCATTGTTTATATCAGACAAAACAATAAATTTAACATTATTGAAAATATTGTTAGATAATAAATTAAAGAATATACCTATAATATGTATATCAAATGATGATATTATAAAAAAAATAGGGGATATTAAAAAGGTTTGCAATATATATATATTATCTACACCAACGAATGAAGAAATTATTGTAAACTTGCAAAATAATAAAGATATTGATATAAATAATATAAATAATATATGCTTAAACGCTAATGGTAATTTAAATAAACTGTTTAGAGATATTACTAATAATGATATATCCTATAGTGATACTATCGAAAATACAAGTGATATAAATATATTATATAGTAATACATTTGATAGACAGCAAACTAAAAAAATAATTGCCAAAGACCCGTGGATGATTCCTTTAAAGTTTCATGAGAACCTAATAATTAATTTAAATAATCGAGATATATCACTATGTAAATATAATGAATATTACAAGAGTTTTATTTATATAATGTGCATATATGATTATTACATGTTCAAGGAGAATATAGAGTTTTGTGTAGAATTATTTGCATCAAAGGTATATTTTTTATCTATATTTAAGTACAAACCAAATACAACCGCTAATATTAGCAACTTTACCAAGATGCTGTGTTATTTATCTTTGCAAAAAAAAAATATTAAAAATAATTACAATATGAAAAACATGCCTTTATACCAAATATCAAATTATCATATTAGTTTATGTAATAGAAAATTTATTTCCTTTAATTAGATATTAATATAAATGGAAGCAAAAGCAGAGGGACCTTTAAATAATAACGAAATTGATATTCCAAATGTCAAGGTAGATAAATTATCTAACGTAGAACCTCCACCAAGTAACGAAGGTATATTTTCATCTGCATCTAATAACAAAGGTACGCAAAAAGATGACATTATGTCATCAGTATCGAATATGTATAATAGTGCAAAAGATAGTATATCTACATATAGCGCACCAGATAGTGTAAATAATATCGCAGCAAATGCTTCTATTGATAATGCAAAGGAAGCTATCACAGATATGTTAAATGTTAATGAAAATATATTATATTTAATAATTTTACTTGTTGTTATAGCAATAATAGTAGGCTACTTTCTATATTATGCTATAACGGATAATATTTTATATCAACAAAAAATCGAAGTAGAAGGCACAGAAGTTCCTATAATTTGCAATTCTATTTCAGAGTTTAAAATAAGCAAAAGTTTAATTAATTCTAATGGTATTAAACGGACATATGGATTTTGGATATACATAAATGATATTACTAAATATCAAGGTGATAAATATAGACATGTCGCTCATATTGGTAAAAGTCATAAAGAAATAAAGTATGCATCCCCATACATATATTTAGATGGGTTTTCTAACAAAATGTATGTTAGGTTTGCAACAAAAAGCGAAGATAATTTACTTCCAGAAATTGCGTCGGCTGATGGTGGATTAAATAGTTATACATCTGGTGTTTTAAAAGATCCAAAATTATCAACATATGCAAAATCCGGTAGTATTGTTGCTGATTCAGATTGCGTAATAACTATAAATTATGTTCCTATACAAAGATGGGTTCATGTAGTTATTGTTGTATCTGATGTTAATGACGGGTATGTACATACATATATTGACGGTGAATTAGAAAAATCAACAGAAAAACTAAACCTACACGAACATAACTTTGAAAACACAGGGAACTTATATGTAGGTGGTAGTATTGCAAATAGCACCATAAATACAACCGGGTTTTCTGGATTAATTTCAAAATTCACACTGTATAACTATGACTTAAATAA